GTTAAGTCTGAAGGTTTTGATATTCGTAAAGACACTTCTACTGGTGCAGATAGTCACGTTGTTCAGCTACTTATCTATATGAAGGCTATGAATATGAATGAAGGTTTCTTCCTTTATGAAAATAAAAATAGTCACGAGCTTGCCTGTATCCCTCTCGTAATGTCTGAAGAAAATGAAAAGTATGCAAACTATATCTTTGACTGGATGCGTGAAGTATATAAGGCTTGGGAAGAAAAGAAAAACATCAAAAGACCATTTACTGAAAAAAGTAGCAACTGTAATTATTGTCCGATTAAACTGGCTTGTTGGTCAATGCCAGATGGTCGCACAAAGATTGAGCCACTAGAAGTTAGGTCTTTGTGAAAGATTGCGTACAATGTAAGCAACCCTTTAACTTTAAAACACATAACCAAAAGTATTGTTCTAAAGAATGTTGTAGGCTTGCTACTAATAAAAAAATTATGCAGAAGTATTATATTAAGAAGCAGCGTTTGGCAGGTGCAGAAAGACTATGTGCTAACTGCAAAAACCAATTAAGCAGATATAATTCAGATACTAAGTGTACAATGTGTCAAGAACTTGAAAGAAAGAATAAGTCAAACATAGCGAAAGGAAATATACAAGATGTCATTAGCAAGCTTGGCAAAGCCAAAAGCATGTAAAGTCTTGGGTATTGATGCCTCTACTGGATCTATTGCCTTTTGCTTATTTGAAAATGGTGTTCCCCTTAGATATGGAAAGTTTCCTTTAGAGGGAATGGACATTTATGAAAAGGTTGCAGATGCAGGAAAGAAAACAAGGATTGCATCGGAGTTTCTAAAACCAGATTATGTTGCTATTGAAGCAGCAATTATGGTTAAGTCTGCTGATGCAGGTTTAAAGATTGCAATGATTGTTGGTGCAGCACTTTCTGTGTTGCTAAAGCCAGGAGTTAAGACAGTTTCTATTGCACCTATCCAGTGGCAAGCATTTATTGGAAATAAAAACCCAACTAAGGCAGAAAAGTTAGCACTGGAAAAAGAAATTCCAGGAAAGTCTGTAACTTGGTATAAAGGTGAAATGAGAAATAGAAGAAAGCAAAAAACTATGGACTTTTTTAACAATACTTTTGGAACAGAAATTGAAGACAATGATGTTGGCGATGCTTGTGGTATTGCCTACTATGCATATAAGAATATGACGGAGAGATAATGAGTAAACTATATCAATCAAAAGCTTGGCTAACAAAAAGATACCTTATTGATAAAAAGACTATTGAAGAAATTTCAAAAGAATGTGCAACAAGTCATCAAACTATATATAGATATCTTGTAGAGTTTGATTTAATTAGGAGTCAGAGAACGTGGAAGAAACGATAGGAATTAATTTTTCAGGTGTAAACTTTGATACTGACTATTCAAAACAAGATAGTGGATATTCAACCGCAGGTAATAACATATCAAAAACATTATCTGATTTAGGATTTGATGTAGCAAAGTTTGACTTGTATAGTGAAAGAATTAATCTTTCTTTTGCTTCTCCACCAAATCATTTAATGTTTAGTGGAATGTACAATATTTTATATTCTGCTCACGAAACAAGTGAAATCTCCGACCATTGGGCTGAATGTTTATCTAAGGGAAATGAAGTTTGGGCTACCTCAACTTGGACCGCAGATGTTTATAGAAAAAAGATTGACAAGCCTATTCACGTTGTACCTCACGGTGTTTCTGGAAACTTTGTTCCAGGAAAAAGAAAAGTGCAGGATAATAAGTTTATCTTTTTACACGTTGGAGAGCCATATGTTCGTAAGGGTGGACAGGCTGTTGTAGATGCTTTTTTGCAGGAGTTTGAAGGAAATGAAGATGTTATTCTTCTCATCAAGTCTTATGATCAGGGTCATACCATATTAGTTCCAGATGCCACAGGACAGCTTGTAGAGCCACAAACTATACATAAGAATATCAAAACTATAAGTAAGTCCACAACATTCAATGATTATTTAAAGATACTTCACAATACTCATTGCCTGGTTTATCCAACTTGGGGGGAAGGTTTTGGAATGATACCTTTGGAAGCTATGGCAAGTGGTATGCCAGTAATTTCTACTTGGGAATGGGCGGAGTACAAAGATGATATCAGATACAAGATTGATAGTGATCCATCTCCAGTACCAGATAGAATACCTGAATACTTAAAGAAAACATATTTAGGAGAAATATACCTTCCTAGAATTGAATCTATACGATATAATATGAGACAGGTGTATGATAACTATGAACAGGCATTTGAGGATGCTTGGACAGATGCTTTTAAAATTCACAGAAACTGGAATTGGGAAGAAGTTATTGAAAAGTTTGCCGTACCAAGACTTAAGGAAATATATAAAAATGCACGAGTATAAAGATGAAAAGTTCCACATTGAGGTAGATCAGGTTAATCACCCAACTCATTACACAAGCCATCCAAGTGGTATTGAAGCAATTCAAGTTACAAGACATATGAACTTTAATCTTGGTAATGCTATGAAGTATATTTGGAGGGCTGGAATCAAGAATGATGAAAAGCATATTGAAGACCTACAAAAAGCTATCTTTTATATAAATGATGAGATTAATAGACTGGAGGGTAAATACGATGCCTAGTTATGAGTACACCTGCATTGAGTGTGATAAAACTATTAATAAAACTAATGTAAAAGTAGACGATAGAGACCATCAGCAATGTGAAGAATGTGGAAATGTTTTAACTAGAAGTTGGACTATTGGTAATGTTGCTGTATGGGCTCCAACATCTGGTGGATACCGCTAAATGGCTAAAAAACCCACACAGATCAAATATAACCCACTTTGGGAGGTAAAGCATGAATATACACACGGAAAAGATTTAATTACTCCTGGAACATTAGTTAAAATTAAGAATGTTCGTGGTCAATTTAAGTTCCAAAAGTATGTCAAAAATACCGATTCAGGTATGGAGTGGGTAGATGTTCTTGGTCAAACTGGCTATAGATCCTTTTATGTATACGATTTAAAGGGTATAATTAAGCCTAAGAAGAAAAGAGCAAAAAAAGATAATGTCTGAAATAGAATTAGTAGACCGTTGGGAAAACATTAACAAGGTCGCAGAAGAGTTTCTAAAGGGTAACACCAATCCTACAACTATTGCCAAAGCCCTAGAAATGAAGCGTGTAGACGTTATTGATTATCTAGAAGAATGGCGTATGGTCGTAAGAAGCGACAAGCAGGTTCAACTTCGTGCTCGTGAAGCACTAGTTGGTGCAGACCAACACTACTCAATGCTAATTAAAGAGGCTTGGGATGTTGTAAATGAGGCTGGAAACACTAACCAGCTTTCACAAAAGACGGCAGCACTAAAACTTATTTCTGATGTGCAACAAAAGCAGATCGATATGCTACAAAAAGCAGGTATGCTAGACAACCACGAGATGGCTGAAAAGATTTTAGAGACAGAACAAAAACAAGAAGTCATTGTTGGTGTAATTAGAGATGTAGTATCTGGATGCGATAAGTGTCGCATTGAGGTAGCAGAAAGACTTTCAAAGATAAGCGACAAAGCAGAGGAAATCTAATGTTTGAAGATATGTTAGATCTTCTTGGTGGTGACGAGTTTGATGAAAGACCAGTAGCACTTGAAGAGTTTGTTACAAGTGAAGACTTTCTTGGTCTACCACCACTATCTGATTATCAATACACATCTATTCGTGCGATGAGCCAGATATATAAAAAGGCAACTCTAATTAATCTTTTTGGTGAAGAAGAGGGTGAAAAAAGATGGAAGCAAACTTGTAATGAAGTAATCCTTCAACTTGGTAAAGGTTCTGGTAAGGACTATATGTCAACTATTTCTGTGGCATATATTGTTTATCTTTTGCTTTGCCTTAAAGATCCTGCTAAATATTTTGGCAAACCTCCAGGCGACTCTATTGATATTCTTAATATTGCTATCAATGCTGAACAGGCTAAAAATGTTTTCTTTAAGGGATTTAAAACCCGTATTGAAAAGTCACCTTGGTTTGTTGGAAAGTATACTCCAACCGCAGGTGCAATGACTTTTGATAAGGGTATTACTTGTCACTCAGGACACTCTGAGAGAGAGTCTTGGGAAGGTTACAACGTAATTATGGTAATCCTTGATGAGATCTCAGGCTTTGCTACAGACTCAACATCAGGACACGATCAGGCTAAGACTGCATCAGCTTTGTATGATATGTATCGTGCATCAGTAGACTCTCGTTTTCCAGACTTTGGTAAGGTTGTTTTGCTTTCGTTCCCACGCTATCGTAATGACTACATTCAAGAGCGTTACAATGCGGTGATTGCTTCTAAAGAAGTTGTGATGAGACAACACACATTTAAACTTGATGAAGAACTTGAAGGTGATGATGATACGGCAGAAAACTATTTTACTATTGAATGGGAAGAAGATATTATCGAAGCCTATAAGTTTCCAAAAGTGTTTGCTTTGAGAAGACCTACTTGGGAAATTAATCCAACTAGATCTATTAATGATTTTAAGATTTCATTCTACACAAAACCAACAGATGCTTTATCTCGTTTTGCTTGTATGCCACCAGATGCTATAGATGCTTTGTTCCGTTCAAAGGAAAAAATAGATGCTTGTTTTAATCAGGTAAATATTGCGGTAGATCAAGAGGGCAGGTTTGCTACATCATTTTTACCAGATAAAGATAAACAATACTATATTCACGTTGACCTTGCACAAAAGCATGACCACTGTGCAGTATCTTTGTCGCACGTTGAAAAATGGGTAAAGGTAAATAGCTTTAATGATAAAGATGTTGTAAGTCCTATTGTTGTTGTAGATGCTGTTAGATGGTGGACACCAACCGCAGAAAAAACAGTAGAATTTAAGGAAGTAAAAGCATATATCCTTAGCCTTAGAGAGCGTGGATTTAATATTAAACTAGTAACATTTGACCGTTGGAATAGCCTTGATATTATGAATGAGTTAATTGCGGTGGGAATGAAATCAGAAACATTATCTGTAGCTAAAAAACATTATGATGATATGGTTCTATTAGTAGCAGA